GCCATAGAGTCTTTTAAGGTCTTTGACGGATGCCTGTTTGGTTTCACCGTCAACAACAATTTCTACCAGGCTTTCTTCATCGAGGACTTGGACTTCTTGCTCTTCGTCTTCTTCGCTGGTTTCTTCTTCGTCGTCTTCTTCGGTGTCTTCATCTTCAGGGTCCTCATCGTCCTCATCGGATTCTAGGTCTTCTTCATTCTCGTCTTCTTCAGCTTCGGCTACTTCAGTCTCGTCAGTAGCTTCTACCTCAGCCTCTTGGTCTTCTTCGGATAGCTCTTCAGCGTCCTCCCACATTCCAAGAATTGCTTCTGCAGCATCATCGATAGATTCCGCTGCTACAGGGTTGGAACTTTCATTGACGTTATCCAGGGACATAGTCTATTCCTCTTCTGGTGTTTCTTTGTTGCGTCCATTAATTTCATCACGCACAGACACATGTTGTTGCATTGTGTCAATAATCTCGCGGATGGCTTTGTGTTGGTAATAAGCCGCTGTCCTTGCGTCAGTATCGCCAGGCTCAGTACCGACAAAAGTATTAAAACTATTGCTGATAACCTGGTTGACGATAGCTACGAAAGCTTCGTTTTTTAAAGTTTCTTCGGCGGCATTTCCTAAGTGAATCATTTGTTCTTCTTGCGTCATACGTCTCTCCTTCAAAAGACTAAGTTAACCATTGGGGGAAGCAATGGCGGTAATCTCATCAGCCTGCTGTGCAAGCACAAGCTCGGCAGAATCAATAAGTTTCTTGTGTCGTAGCTGCTCTTCTTTGAGGTCAAGGCTGTCACTCTGTATAGCGTGTTGGTTCTCGACTTTGGCTTTCTCCAGCTCAATCTTCATCTGACTAATCTGTGAGTCGACCTGGGCCTTCATCTCGGCTATAGCAGTCTGACGTTCCTGTAGCTCCAATTGCTTCTGAGCCATCTGCATTTGCATCTCTGCAGCAGGGTCTGGCTGTGGAGGCTCGATGTTCTCAGGATTGGTCAGGTAGTTGCTGACTTCTTTAACGCCTGAGAGCTCCATGATTTTCTTGGCCAGCTCATATTGGTTTGGCTGTTGATACATCGCGGCTAGGTTTGGGTCATTGGTAAGTAATGTGTGCATGTTAAGATACTTAGTAGCTTCTTTCTCTTGCTCTCCGTATCCCAGGTGCAGCTCAATCTGGACATCACGCTTTTCTTTCCACTTACGCGGGTCACAAACAACATAACTACCGCTTAGCTCAACCATCTTCTCCTGCATTTCATTCTCACAGACCAGGTTATAAACCATGTGGAACAGTGGCTTCATAAACTGCGAAGCAAAGTTCCTGGCAATAATCTTCTGACGCTGCTGAGACATGGTGGCCAGCTGCTCAACCATAGCGGCTGAGTTTTGCTTGGAGATAGCATCTTTGTTGAGGCCCTGGCTCATCTTGCTGACGCCAGTCGTGTCTTCCATGTCCTCATCCAGCATTTTGATTGTCTGGAAAATGAAGGGGTTGAGAGGTGCCTGGAGCATTGGGCTAATGGCATCTGGGCGTGTCGTGTTAACAATGCCGCCCAGGCGATTATCGATAAGCTCTCGAGGATTGCTAAGGCCACCCTTGACTACTGTGTAGCGGGGATTGTTAGTAATCATTGCGTGGTCCAGGATAGACCTGGTCAACACGGTGCGGGCATTCTGAGTTGCTACAACCTTGTCGGCAAAGTTATTACCATAGAACGAGTGAGGTGTCGGCAGCGGTACAAAAGTAACAAAGGGCTTTCGGTTAACCTTCTCTTTTTCCAGCAGCACGTTGCCTGCTTTTATGACTTTGTACAGCTCAGCAATACCCGTGCCTTCAACATCAAGTAGGATATATGCCTCATACACCATGACACTACGTACCTGGTCCTGGTGGTCGCTGCTACCGTTCCTGAAGTTACCGATGTTGTCAAATCGTGCCAGGACCTCGGGGTCAGTCTCGAAGTCAACATCAGTATGGTCGCCAATCTTGTCGATAAGTTTCTCTGAGTACCCTTCCAGGCGTAGCTCGGACAATGTCTTCTTGGTGCGGTGGGCACAGAAAGTAACATCCTCTAGGCTTTTAGCTTGGCTCTCAATCAGGAACTCTTCTGGAGCAACATTCTCAATAACTACCTGGCTAGTGTCTCTCTCGATACCAATAGTGCCCGAGGTAAGACCAATGTCATCTGTAGTACTTTCGACTAGCTCCACGTTATCCTGGGCCAGCAGCATGTCTAGCTCAGACTCGGTGATATCCTCGAACTCTTCGTAATCGGTCTCTGCACTGTTTTCCCAGAAGACCTTTACGACACCTGCCCTGGCTATCAGCGCATCATGGATGGCTGTCGACATGACGTTGAACATGTCGTTCTGACGGTGTACAACATAGTCAGTGTACTCGGTACACATCTTGGCCAGTTCGACATCATCTTCGTTTTGTGGGGCAAACTTTACGGTACGGGTGCCAGCACTAAAAGTTTCAAGTAGAGCTGCCTTAAGGCTTTCAACTGCATCATATACATCTAAAGATACATACTTAGAGTTGCCGTCATGCGCGGGCTTAGGCAGAGTACCGTTGTAGTAGTCGATAATCTTGGCGCGTTCAGTGCTTAGCTCTGAATCAGCATATCCAACTGAGTTGCCAACTTGCTGGTCAACTAGCGTGACGATGCTGTTGTCACTTAGTTTCTTGTAGTCCTTTTTTGCCATGTCATACCATCTCTATATAAAAGTCGTCAGTGCTATCTATTGGTTCCCAGGCTCCCTGGTGAACATAGTTGGCCAGGGCCAGAGACATCACACAGTCATCGAAGCAGCCTGACTCGGCTTGCATTGCTCCAGATTCTGTGACGATGTACGTCATCATCTCTCTGATAGTGACCTTGTCATTTAGCTCTATTTCGTTCTCACGCATCGCAGCTCGAAGCTGGTCAATGATGAGGGGCTTAGTTTTTGATGTGGTGGAAAAACCTAGTTTTACAGTTTCACGGTCAGTCACTTTGTCGTGCTGAACCTCCGTGTAAAAGTTTGGATACGCCATGTCTTTACCCAGGCGTGTACAAGTCAAAATACCGTGGGAGTTATTCTCGACACATATGTAAGCTTCGTTGTAGTAATCGCCTAGTTTATAAAGTACCTGGGCAAAGTAATCTGGGTGGGCGTGGCCTCTCCAGGTTGCTACCTGGCGCTTCTTACTATCGAGTACCTGGGCAACACTGTAGTCACCGCCACGGACACCCATAGCGACATCAGCTCCGATGACATACTGTTCGCCAGGCACATGTGGGCGCCAGGTAAACAATTCGCCTCTAGCATTATTTGTGAACTCTTCGCCCTCGAGTGCCAGGCGGCTTTCGAGGTCCCGAGTATTTTTCAAGGTGTCTGATAGTTGCTCGGGGTTAAAGACTGGACGACCTGTTGTCAGGAACGCCTCGTCAGGCTCACTGGGGTACTCCTGGCGAAATAGGTCAATACCGTTCTGTGCAATTTTCTTACGACGGAACATAAGCTGTTCATCGTCCAGGTCATACTGCTCTGCCAGGTCCTCTTCGTCGGGGGTTCTTTCAAAAGACTCTGACACAGCTTCACGATACTCAACCCCAGCAAACCAAGGAATAAATACAGGCACATAACCATTAGTGCCATTGACAGCACCACGCCACAGGTCATAGAAAATACCATTGACACCGTTTGCAGTGCTCTCGACAAAGATAGCTGTGCCTGGTGTATTCGGGACTGCCTGGGTAAGACCATTCCAGTTGTCCAGGGCTGTAGACTTTTGCCAGAATGCCAGCTCGGAGGCATGTACATGGGTAAGTGTCTCGCCCCGTCCGATACTCTCACCACCAGCCGTTGCAACCACAAAGGAACTGTCCAGGACATCGAATGATATCTCCCGTCGACTTGAGTACTTGGTGTGAGGCTTCAGGATGTCAGGACAGTGCTCATGGAATCTCTTCGTCATATCGAAGAGGGCCCTGGTAGAGTCAGCGTGGTGGGTAATCACCATGGCTTTACAGGCTGGGCGCTGGCTCACCGAGAAGTACAGATAGCCACCAGTGTAAGTGCTTAGGCCCTGCTGCCTGGCTTTCAGAATAATTACACGCACCTTTCCCTCAGTCGCCATTTGTTCGGTGACCGCTTTGTCCAGGATTTGCTGCGAGTTATTAAGTGCTAGGGGATTTATCTTGCCTTCTTTGGTTCTTATTTTTAAGGCAGACTTGGAGTAGAAGTTAAAGTTATTGAGTAGCTTCTTCCGTACTTGTTTCAGCTGCTTGTTCATCGGTGCTCTCTTCATCCGTTAACAAGGATGCCAGGAAATCTTCAGCATGGCTGATAGAAACATCTGACTTTGATGCGGGTTTGCTTTTCGTGAAGTCCAGGACCAACCTGGCAGCCGCAAGTCTTTCTCGAGTCTGGCCATCGATTCGCATTACCTCGACAGCAGTCTGCAAGGCTTCCTTTTGATACTCGTCTTCAATGTTGTATTTCTCGCTCATAATTTTGACTACCTTCTCTGCGTCTTTTTTAGCCTGAGCACGTACAGGGACAATAGTCTCTGCAGTGTGCCCGTCAGGAACGCCCTGGGGGCGGCCACCATTCTTCCGCTTTTTCGTGGACCACTCTTTTCTCAACGCTCTACCTTCTGGCGTTTTCATTAGATTACTAAAGTAGTGGTTTTTAGCGGGCGTTGCTTTTTTTGGGTGGGTTTTTGGCTTTGGGGGTGCTTTTTTTCGCTGGGCTCGTTTCTTTGGTGGGGTTAGGTCTGTCATCTTTTATCTCCTGTTTCAAAATGTCTTTGGCAACCTGACGCATTCCTGGGAATGAACTACAGAAAATGTCTAACGGTAAGTTGGTCTCCAACTCTCGGTAAAACACTTGTTTTTGCTCTGGACTTAAAACTTTTGACGACTTAATAAACTCCACCTGGCGAATAGCATCCACCAGGTCATTTGCTCTCACTTTCATTGGGGTTTCCTTTAGGTTGTCAGCAATGCTGGCTGAGGTGTCAAAACACCCTGGGGGCGCTCTTCCTCTTCTTCTCCAGACAATGCTTTGCCGAAGCCTGCGAGTAACAGTGCAATCACTGTCATCATCGGGTTAGCATGCATCTCAATTGGCATTGAGCTTTTGTTAAATATGTCGCGCATAAACTTGAAGGTCTCAGGCATCATCTTTTTCATGCCTTTAGGGTCCATTAAGTAAAAATGCAACGGGTCTACACCAAACTCTGCGGTTTCTTTTATGTAGTCATGGTAATCGACAAACTTTTTAGCTATCTGCTCAGCGACGCCACCGTTAGAGCCCATCTTAGCTATTTCAGCTTCTCTGGCTGCTATCTGCGTTGCTGAGGCGTTCTCAGGCAGTGGTACATTAAATTCCAGAGTGCTTCGCGTAAATTGAGGGAAAGTCTCTCTCATTGGCTGCTGGCCTAACTCAGGCTTATCGGCAAATCCGACCATAGTTCCTTTTTGAAGCTCATCAATCTCAGCTACTATCTTTTTACTGACCTCAGCTGATGGTGTTGAGTCATGCTTCTTTTGGAAAAACATTCCTGGCTTTGCAAACGCAAGTTCAATTACCTCATTAAGGCGAGACCTTAAAGAGCTTTGGCGAATTACATCTTGAGAACCTCGCGCCTGTGGGTGGGCATTATATTTATAGACACTTTCGCTACGGAGCCCATCTAAACTTAAGCCCTCTAATGCGTGGGAAACCTCGTGCGCCAAAGTTTTCATAAACTCTAAGGGCCCAAGCTTTTTGACTGACTGTATTTTAATTTCCCCTGCAGTGCCTTCAAGCAGGGCCTGCATTTGTCCCATAGAGCCCTTGTCTTGCATCTTAGATGCCGACACAATTTCCACAGAAACATCCAGCATGTTTGCCAGGTCAACTAAATCATCGTAAGTTGATATGCCGTTTTCAAACTCAGTACCAGGCTTACCCAGGACAAACTTGGCAATCTGTTCTGCGGGCTCTACCTGCTCTTTGATTTGAGAGGGGGTGGGCTGCTTGAAGTAATCGGAGACAGCACTGGACAGGATGCCAGTGCCAGGTTTTATTGCGGGGTTTGCTGGGTCTTCTTGGCCTTGTACAGGTCGACCAGCTTCTGGAGAGCGTCGTCCTGCTGTTCTGGCGTCATCTCCAACTGAGCTTTGTCGAACGCTTCTTGCTCTTTGTTCTCTGCTCTGCTGTACTCTGTCAATTGCGGCGTTGAGGTCTGCTTCATCGAAACCTTCCTTTATCAGTAATTCTTTTAAACTTGATGCAAAGTCTTTACGGACGTTTTTGAGTTTCACGCCTAAAGACTTGTACAGGTCTTGTTCAGGGTACCATATTAGAGCCTGAAAAGCAGCAGGCTGAATATCCAGCCCTGTCTGTGCATTGAATTTTTCTACGGCCTCCTGGACCAGCTTACGCAGCTCGTTTCTCTCGGTACCGCTTGCTGGAGCATCAACAGTATCCCGCAGAGAGCCCTTAATAGTATAGGCTGCAAGTGTAGCCTCTGACTTTACTTTCCTTTTAGGGTGGCCCTCTGGGAGGTCGTAAAGGTCGCGATTAGCTTTAAAATCTTTTTCGTGTTTTGCAATGAGCTTGAATGCTTCATCAATCAGTGCATCACGCGAAATACGCTTACGTCCTAAAGCATTTTTTAATCTATTCAACTGGCCTTGGAACTTTGCCTCATCAAAGGCCAGCACCTTGCCGCGAAGGCGGCCAACGGTTCGCATAAACCACATGTCCATTGTGACAGGGGAAAAGTCACCTCGCAGATTAGTGTAAAATCCGTTACCAACTTTTGGACCAAATACTGCAGAGCCATAGACTTCTGTATCGACGTTTTCGCCTCCTACTGCTCCCATGTCACCTAGATATTCTTGCAGGACAGGATTAAGGTCCTTTACCGTAAACTTGGTTTTTAAGAAATTTTCAAGTCCAGCCATTGAGCCAATTTTTTCTAGTAGAATATTAGCCTTTTCAAAGTTAAGTTCCATGACGGCAGAACTTTTGCCCTGGCCGAATATCTCGAACTTACCATTATCCCTAAAGTACTCATATGCTTTTTCTGCAATCTTTAGATTCGTTGGCACATCCATGTTTTGCGACATAATGGATAGTGCTATAAGCATTGGTGTTTTAGCGTTTATGTCAGTTTCAATTTCAGGGTACTTCAGCGCCATCATGCCTAGCATTTTTTCGATGGTTGAATCGTACCAATCCATAGCACTGCCTTCGTCCTGCTGCTCCATCTCATAGATAGCTTCAGCAACCATGTCATCGGCAATTGCGCTGCGGTCTTCTGGATTACTGATGTCCCGCACACTACCTATACGGTCTTTTGCTCGGGACTCCAAGTACCTAGCCACTTCTGTTTTTCCTGACAGCTTAGGTGGTGTTTCTGTGCCATCTAATACAGGGATAATGGTAGGACTTGTGTCTAGCTGCAGCACTGGTGTCTTGTTTGCAACTAGGCGGTCAGAACCTGCTTTAGCTGGGTCGAACTGGGCGTTGACTGAGCGTATATCGGCAGGCTCAAAAACAGCCACATGGTTCGATGGGTCATTATATAAACCAGCGGAGTCGTTTAAGTTTTCAAACCTAACACCTTTAAGGCCATCTCGTTTAGCCGACTTTAATTCTTCTGATATTTCATCCGAAACTCCGAAGTCGTCAAAAGACCTACCCCGCATATCCATAATTCTTAAAAAATCATCTTTTGGCAGATACACGGGAATTATGTTCTGCCCGTTTGCACGGTCTTTGTCTAAATCACTTTCGAGCTGTTCTGCATCAGCCAAAAGAGCATCGTATCTGTCGTAATTTCCTTTTTGCTCAGCAGCATCAGCTTCACGTAAAACTTTCTGCACAGGAATATTTACAGCTGAGTAGTCAGCGTAGCTTTGAGCGGTCCTTGGACTGTCGCTAAAGAAAAATGCCTGCTTAGCTGAGCGCGCCTGAGTACCATCGCCTAACTTTTCTTTTGAAAAGCCCTCAAATGCAGAGGCAGTTCCGTGGTAATAAACTTTTGAAGTATCAAAGCCTTGCTCTTCAGCGCGTTGCTTACGTTCAGCTGTAGCGGCCTGTTCGATAAGTGGCATTCCGCGAGATTCGTTGATTGGGTCTGCATCGACCTCAGCTGCTGCCTGGTCACGGCTGTTCTTAGCTTCCTGCTGCTGCTGTACTCTCTCCAGGTACGGTGCCAGGTACGACTGCATCTGTTCCTGGGTAACACCTTTCTCCACCGCTCTCTCAATAATGGAGTTAACCATGTCGAGAGGCTGAGCGCCCAGGTCTCTTGCTAGGTCTGCCAGGGCCGACTTGAGATACGCCTTGTTAAGCGGGGGTATGCTACCGTCGTCATCAACTGCATTCTGCAGCTCCTGGTTAAACGCCTGGTTGTTCTCAATGCCGCGCTGGTAGTTTTGTTCCTGGCGGCTCAAGTTATTCTGAGCTGCTGCTTGTCCAGCTGAGCGGTCGCGCTCTATCCAGAACTGTGGGTCAGGGTTGACTCGCAGCTTCATCATGGAAATTAGCTGGTTCAGATTTGGAACACGCCCTCCCTGAACTATTGAGCCTTGAGCTGCAATAGCTGCGTCAACAATTTGAGGGTTAGGCTCGGTAGCAATAATTTCATCGAGCATGTTCATCATCTGCTCAGGGTCTATCCCCAAGACCGATGACATAGTGCCTGCAGGACTTTGGTCGTTCGGGAGACCGCCCTGGTTATAGACGTACTCGTTCAGGTTTGCTTCTTCTTGCGCCTGAGCTTCCTGCTGCGCCTGGAGGGCTTCTGCTTGCGCTAGTTCTTCTTGCTGTTCGGCAACTTCTTGGTTCCGTAAAGAGGGAGCTGAGGGTGCAGATTGACCGGGCATACGTGAATTAGCATCTACATATCGTGCAACTCGGCTGCGCCTGCCAGTGAGCTTATCTATAGCTCTACCTGCAGCAAATGTACCTACCTGGGCAGCCGCTAAACCTGGATTAGTTGCCGCTAGGGCAGCTGTTGCTAGTGGCCTAGCAAAATTTTGCATTACCCCGCCGGTGTTGGAGTAGTTGTCTAGCGCACCAGCCGGAGAAACAGCATCTGTATAGCGACTGATACCTCCAGTTAAACCATCTGAGTAAACACGAGTGAGTTCGTTCATCTCGTGCATTAAATTAATAGCTTCTTGACCTTCCGCAGTGTCCCCTACAAGTTCTTCAAACGCATTAAAGTCTCCTGCATCGACCACACTTTTGACTTTGTTTTTAGCCTTTACAGCAGCTACAGCTGCGTCGGATTTCTGCAGAACAACATCCAAAGTATCGCTGTTTTCTGGCTTCAAGCGGGATTTCAACAAAGTTACTAATGTTTTTAGCCGTGCAGCCATATCAGAGTGGCTACTATCTATTACTGCTTTTGCCCCAGACCTGCTGTCAGGGTCTACATCGGTAAGATTGTATGCAGGACCATCTGCATTTTGTGATTCGTCAACCTTTTGAGCTAATCGCTGTGCAAAAGCTGCTTGTGCCTGACGCTGTCTTTCGGTTGTCGGTTTACTCGGAGTCCCACTGACCAGGTTAGTTGCTGCACCGAGGGTACCCATGCCACCTTGAGCTGCCAAAGATGTGGTCCCACCAAGTGCAGCCGCCTCTAAAGCTCTATCGCCTAGTTCCTCGGGAGTGTACTCACCGCCCCTTACAGCTGCAGAAGCTACTGATAGCCCTTCCTGAGCAGTCTCAGTTAGTGCCTCCGAACCAGTTCTCTTTAAGACTGTTTTTGCAGCTTCTCCGAAGCCTTTTTTACTTAATTCAGCACTGATTTGCTCTGCCGTCATTTTCATAAGACGGTCTTTAGGTATTACTTTTCCAGCACCAAATTTATCTAGGATACCGATTAGCACACCGACACCAGAGGCTAACTTAGCATCGTAGTCGCCGGTCTTTTCTTCTTGTTCAAAAGCAGCTTCACCAGCGCCCATTGCTGCAGACCCAAGTGTGGTAACACCGCCAATGACTGCGGCTAAAGGCATGGAAGCTGGGGCCGTCAGTGCTGTAAGTGCTGCACCGCCAAGAGCTGTACCTGCGGAGGCTGCATTTTCCGCTGTCTTTTCTCCTAGCCATCCTGCTGCTGCGCCTAAGCCATCCTGGTTGTATGTTTCTCGCAGACTTTTAGTGTAACTAGGAGTGTACCGACCAATAGCAATATCCCGGTCTTGCTGTTTGACGACGCCTGTTCCGTAGTCTGCTATAGCTTCAGAATTGAATGACCGACCTACAGCTTCAATGCCTTTGCCCGCCATTCTTTGAGCCTGGTCAACAGAATATCCGAATGCACCATCTTTTGGCTGGTCATCTAACTGCTGCCGGTAGAGCTGCGCTACTCTTGCTGCTTTATCAGCGTTACCTGAGTTCTTATGGTGTAGGTAAGCCGCCTTGTACTCTTCCGGTGTTCTCTGCATTTTTCAGTATTCCTTGACTAGAAATTGAACAGTTCGTCATCGTCTTCGGGGGTATATTCACTGCTGCTTGATGATGCCCCGGTGATTGAGTAGGCATTCTTGAAACCGATACCGGCTCCTGGGTCTACTCTGGTACCGCTTTGCATCCGCGCCTGCATTTCACGTATGTTTCCCATGCGGGCAGTAATCCAAGCTTTCCAGACACCCTCATCCATCGCCATATTTGGAACGCCAGACTTAAACAGCGCCATTTCGCTATCCGATATAGCGCCTTTGGTTTTTGCTGTTTGCAGCAGAGTTTCGTCAACAATAAGTTTCTGGAGCTGGACGCGGAAAGCAGCTCTTTCTGGGTTCAACATGCCAGAGCTATCCAGAGCTGAGGTAAATATGTTATCTACCGGACCGGACACAGATTCAAACCTGTCGAACCCATTAAGTGCCGCTTGCATTTGTGCGTAGGTGCTATCTAGCTGGGCACTTAGCTCTGCAGTTTCTCCACCGTCACCCTGCGCTTTTGCCAGGGCAGACTGATAGTCCATCTGGGCTTTTTCATACGCCGCTAAGCCCTCACGGTCAGCGTTCTGGATATTGGCGTATTCTTGCCCAAAGGCTGCCATAGCAGCATTGCCGCCCAGGTGACTAGCGCCCTGCATAGCCCCGCCTAATCTAATCAGGCGCTCATTTAGTCCAATCTTTTGGTAGCCACTGCCCTTGTTAGCCTGGCCCATCTGCGTACCGTCTCTGCGGCTTGCTGTTACCTCAGTGTCGTCGTCATAAATCTGCGGGTTCGCGGCTGTAAATATGGCACTTTCCTGCGGGTTCATTGGTGCCTGGGGGACACCTTCCACGATTGGTGCGGGACCTTGCTGGGTAAGCACAGGTGCTGGTGAAGCAGCGGCACCTGGTACACCTTGTTGGTTGAGCACGGGGGGAGGCGTTTGTGCATAGCGTCCAGTCGGGTCAGGTGCCATATTGACACTAGCTATGTGGTCGTCGAATCTCTGCTGGTACTCAGGCAGTAGATTTCCGTCTGGGCCATACATGTGCAGGTTGCCCATGTTAGATTGCATCTGGCTCATGCCCTGGGGACTGGTGTAGTCGGTAGGGAAGTAGCCGGGCATATAATTCTGCTGGTTATATCCGCGTTGTGCAGCCATTTTTAATTCCCTTTGTAATCTTTGTAAATGTCCATACCGATACCAGCGCCCTGCATAGCCCCGCCCATCATTGCTGCGTTAGGCGAGTGCAGGTTAGGCTCGGTAGCCTGAGAGTTATAAACAGCTCTATTGAGAATGCCTCCCTGGTATTTAATCTGGTTGTCCAGGCCAAAGTCCCTGTCACGCTCGAAGCGGTTACGCTGGTCGTTCATCCGTGCCTGGTCGAACCCTTGGAGATTGCCCCCGCCCGTGTTCATCATGTTGCCGAATGAGTTCATGGCATTAATACCCTGGCCATAGGACTGCTGTAGGCCAGCATTCGCTCTCATAGCATCATTGAACTGTTGGTTTCGTTGGCTCATAAAGTCACCAGCCAAACGATTTTCTATGTTAGCTGTCATGTCAGCTTTACGGTCGTTGTATCCCCGCATTAGATTGGCGTCGACAATACCTGCACGGCTGCTGTTCATATTTCCGCTTGCTGAGGCATTCATGTTGTTGCTCGTCAGCTGATTTTCAGTCAGGTTGCGGAAGTCATCACGCATCGCGGAGTTAACCAGTCCCTGGCTATTGTCCTGGGCGTACTGATAGCTGTCAGCAATGTTGTCCTGCTGCGACTGCTGGTAGAGGTCGCCATAGTTTGACGCAAAGTTCTGGCCCTGCTGGGCAATGTCAAAAGCGCCCTGGCGGCCCTGGAGACCCATGTTGCCCAGGTACTGGTTGCCCATCATTTGGTATTGGTTAGGGCCTGCATATGTCTCGCCCATGTAGGCGCCAGTATTCTGCACTTGGTCCAGGTAATTACCTGCGGCATCGTATGAATCTTTGATGTAAGGCTGCGAGAAATTGTAGCCAGCCATTGCGTTGGCATTGGCTTCATCCTGTGCCCTTTTTGCGTCCTTGGCGGCCCCTCTCGAAGCGATACCTCCGACAACTGCCCCCGCGACTTGTGCTGCTGCTGCACCCATTTTAATTGACCTCTTTTATGTATATGTCTCTTATCGTTCCGTCGTGACAGAGATTGGTTTGCTGGTATTTGAAACCCAGCATTTTGATAAATTTTTTATGCTTAATGTCGTCTAGCTCGTGAAGGCACATAAGCGGAGTGTCGCGCAATGCCATTAGCAGGCGAATGCCCATTTCAAGTTCTTTCTTGACACGGCGGTTGTAACTAAAGACGTTACAGTGAATCCACGTAAGACCATCGTGGTATTCATAAAAGACATCGAAATTCTGTGATTGGATTACAGGTACTCTCATGTCGCACCTCTTACCCTGGGGGTGGCGCTGGCCACACAACATCTCCCAGACTGGCGATGTCACTGGGTATGTTGGCTGGTAGATTTCTTAGGGATTGACGGTAGGTTGCCCAGGACTCTTTGACACCTGCATTGAAAGTGACATCAGGCATCTGTGTGTAATCAGAAGCTGCCAAAAGCTCATTACGAGTGATTCTTACATTGCCGACAATCAGGTCTCTTGGATTTTCTAGGTCATAGATTGTCTGGACGACACGTTCCTGGTCAGCGTCATAGATGTCTTGGTAGCCCTGAATCAAAGTGTCTATTGCATCTCCGCAAAACACATATTCGACCCAGGTTCCACCGACCTGTCCAAGCTGCTCATCCGTGAGAAACTGTGGACTTCCGTAAGGAGTGGTATTTTCTAAGCGCATATAAAACATTAGACGATACCTGTAGTTGTGCCTGACCAGTGCGCTGTTCCGCTGCGAGACTGGTTGGTGCTACCAGTGCCGGTGTCACTGTACATTTGAATACTGACGCGGAATCGCGTGGTCTGGGTGGTTGTGTTTGACAGGCTCCCGACCACCGGGATAGTAGTCCAGGAGTTACCGCCTGCTGCTGTCTTATGGCGTAGCGTTTGGATATGCACGTAGGTGCCCAAGGAGCCACCATTTACTGGAGCTGCCTCCAACTTCACATAGGCAGTATCCGTGGCAAAGGCACCGTCAAACACCATATTGATGCTCGGCGTATGAGGCTTCGAGGGGTTGCTGGCTGGACAATCAACTGTCATTAGCTCAACAAAACCAGCAGTAGTAGGACCAAATGTCTTGCTGGCACTACCTGAGAAAGCTGAGGTGGGATTCACATCCCCAACGATGTTGCCTGTTGTCAAATTCTTGATGAAAGCTGCTTCCATCGTTACAACACCATTGGTGATGTCGAAAACCTGAGTTCCTGCGAGTCCAGAGCCTGCTGCTGCAGGGTCAATTATGGTGAACTTATCAGCGAGAATCTTAAACGTACCAGTGGTGCCATTGTTATTTTGAGAAAAGCCTGTGACATAGCCATTGGAGTTCAAGGTCACGCCATACTTAGCAAGCAGGGTGTTGTCTGCCGCTGCACGAACAGATGCCTCAGTAGCCACCGAAGCCGTTATCGTATTATCAGCAGCAATCCTTGCATTAGCTTCAGCAGTA